CATAGTAAGTGACCTCAGCTACGCAGTTCTGAGGAATCTTCCACTGGCACTCGTAAGCGAACGAGATAGTGCACTGCTGTTCTGGATAGGCGAACGGAACGACATCATCACCATAGAGTCTCTTAGCCTTCTTGATAGGAATGTAGTTGATGACAGCGCCTTCTTCAGCATCAGATCCATCACATGTGACGCATGTAGGATCCATTGCTATAGAATCGATGTGCTTTGCTGACTCAAGAACAAGCTTTGCAGCTCCATTGTACTCATCCTGAATAGTCGTGATGATTCCAAATCCGTAACCAGTGAGACATTCTTTTCTGAATGCGTCGATCATTGCAGACTTAGAGTCTGAATCTGATTCGAAGTTGTCGATAGCTTCCTGAATTAGATCCATCGGTTTTTCTTTGTCGACGAGCTCACAGTGCCAAGGTGAGTTAGATACTGGAGATGAGATAGCGTTAGCCATCGTGTTCCAGTTGTTCATAGCGAGATTTCTTCTCTTCTTTCTCTTCCATTCAGAAACTAGAGTGTCGTCCCAAAAGTCACCTGAGTATCTTCTCAGATCGGTGAGAGCACGATTGATGGCTCTAGAGTAACGTGAAGAAGATCTCTTCAGGAAGTCGTTACAATCCTGAAGAATCTTGTTCTCATCTAGCTCTGGTTGAAGAGTTTCGTTTGTCATTTCATCCATTTTTAAACCTCTCAAATTCCTCAGTTATTTATCCTGCTGGTGTGGTCTTTCCTAGATCGTCGAATCTGTATCTGTACGTTACACTTCCGTGGAAGCAATCTCCTCTTTCACGGTAATTGTAGAGTGCATCGTTGAGTGAAGATGACCAGTCATCGATGTCGTCATGGTCACAATATCTGATGCCAGTGTAGTGATACTTCAGAGGACGAATACTACTGAAAGTAGCCCTCTGAGCGTTTCCATCAACAGCAGTCTGAAGCATAGAGCTACCTACTCTGAACTCCTGCATGTAGAATGGCCAGTTGTCATTTTCTGCTGGTCTCAAGAACACCTGAACAAAAGCTTCGATCTGAACTGGAGTTCTCGGTCTCAGATACGGAAGTCTGAACAGTTTATCGACTGGAATTGTAACATCCTTGAAGTTGAGAATCCAGTAGATGTCGTAAGCTACATCTCTCTCAGGCGCAGATCTTCCATCCCTGACAATCCAACAGCCAGTAGAGTCTGTAGTTCCAGGAACATTAGTCATGAAGTTGTTCTGATAGTCATAGCGACCCTGAGAACATGTAGTGTATGTATAAGGTATGAAGTACGTTATCTCATCTTCGAAGACAGGACAGCCACCAGTGTTTCCTTGATACTTGAAGCCAGAGTTGTCAGCGAATCCAGCCTTGCTAACTCCGTTCCAGAGACTATCGTCGATGAAGTTATGGTCCGAAAGGTTGTTACAGAACTTACCATAGAGACCAAGGCTACTAATAGAATAGTAGTCAGCTCCACTTACTGGTGCAAGAAATACCTTAGCGTTCTCGCCGACGAATATGTTAGCGAAGAACTCGCCACACCAGAAATAGCCTTCATAACCGCTCGGTGGAGTCCAGAACTCAGGATACTGATAGATTCCAGTATGAATTCTACATCCTATCATCTTCACCTGTCTGTACAGATTCTGACGATTGTAGATAGAGCAGCTGAGATACTGAGGTTCGATTCCAGGAGTGTTGAAGGTAGCATGAACTTCTACATTGTCAAGGTAGAGCGAAGTGAGTGCCTGAATAGGAACTGAAGATGTGATGGATCCTCTTCTGAGAGCGAAGTCACTCACAGTAAGTTGTGTTCCATTAGTGATGTTCAGCCAGCAGTCAATGAAGTTCAAGAACGGAGTCGTTCCTGCGACATTGATTCCACCAGATACGTTGTGAAGCTCAGCGTTTCCAGCTAGAGTTACGTTGACGAAAGAAGCATTCTCAGCTACGCATCCTGCAAGAAGTGTCTGACCAGTGATGGTGCTCTCGTTAAGGTCACCATAGTTAGACTCATTCTGCTTGTTCTTCAGAATGATGTAGTTGTTCGGATTGTTGAAGTTAGTGAGAACGATTCTGTTGTTGAATGACTGAAGATTTGACCAGTCATAGTCCTCTATGAACCACTCTTCCTTCAATTCAGTGTTCTCGATAGTGATAGTCGAGTTGAACTTTCTCACAGACTCGATGTCACAGTCGAATAGTCTCGTGTTTGTGTTAGGAGAAACCTCGAAGATGACATGCTTGTACTGAAGGTTGATAGGATAGTTAGTGTCAACGATCATCGTGTCGAAGTTAGAACTCTGGCTCATCTGCCAAGAGAGTCTAACTGTCTTACATGTAAGAACGGTTGATCTGTTCATGAAGAACGGATCACCATTCCATTCACCAGTGATGCTTGAGTTGCCAGAGTCAATGAACTTGACTCCATCAGCGATGTCAATCTCATCAACAGTAGCGTTGAGAGAGTCATACTTGTAGTACTTGTAGTCACCATATCCAGAGAAGTAAGGACGAACCTTCATCTCGTCGCAGTACTGGAACCAGACGCTCATCTGAGATGTCTGATCTTGCATGTTCTGAGTGTTGCTCGGAAAGACTCCGAAGTGACGACAGTCACAGTGTTCTGTCGGACAAACCATGATCCAGCGTCCAGTCAATCTCTCATTAGACTTGATTACTGATCCGCCATTGTCGTTCGTCTCTAGTCTGTCATTCCAGATGTAGTTGATAGGCTCTTTGTCGCCTGCTGAATTGTAGCCTAGAAGCGTAATGACTTTGTATTGATTGATCTCTGGAACTGCTGTAGGATTGAGAGATCTCAGGCTAGCGATAGAGTCAACAGCCATAGCAGCATCACCTGTTATGTGAATGTCGAGGTCTTGCTGAGATTCTCCTGTGTACTGTAGAAGCCATAGAGATGTGTCAGATGTGTCGATAGAGTTTCTCTCGATGTTAGCGAAAGAACCTGTACCGATGTACTTGTAGAAGTATGCGACTACATCTTCTTCAATGAAGATCTGCTTCTCGGATCTTCCATACTCATCAGTCAATTGAGGATTCTGAATAGCAGTTCCGTCAGAGTCGTAGATGTCAGCATTAGTGTTGCCATCCTTGACCATGACCTGAATGCATCCTTGTAGAATCTTTCCGCTATTGTCGAGATAGCGATTCCAAAGGTCTAGATTTCTCACTTCTTACCTCCGTTTTTCTTTAGCCAGTTAGAGTAAGACTGGTTTGGATCCTTTAGCCATCTTTCATAAGCTTCCTTGACCATCGGATCGTATGAAGCTTCTTCTGGCGCAAACATAGGACTCCAACTATTTCCATAAGTATTTATCAGCCACTTGATGTCAGCTTCTCTTGTGTCCTTCGGCATGAAGTCGAACTTTTGAGGAACAGTCTCTTGAATTAGATTTCTCTCTATTCCTCTACCACCGAAGTGAAGTCCTAGCTTGACAGCTTTAGCTTTCCAATCTGGCTCAATCATAGATCTCTCATACTGAGCAAGATCTTCAAGAGATACATCCTTGTATCTTGGATTGAGATCACCAGCTTCAGAGAACGGCTTAACTGTAGGATCGCCAGTTCTTAGGTCAATCTTAGGCTCTTCATTTGCTACGGTCTTGATGTAGTCAGTGTTTGCAGCATCGAGTGCTTCATCAGCTTCTCTGTTCATAGAGCTAGCAGCCTTTCTGCCTTCTCTTGAAGACTGAACCTTTGGATTCTCTGCTATCATGACTGCTGAAGATTTCTGACCTCTAGCGCTCTTGATAGCTTCAAGCTTTGCCTTGATTGCTGGATTCTGTGTCTGTTGATAGAGATCAAGAAGTTCCTTCTCTGTAAGATTGTCAGGATTTATGTTCTTCAATCTCTCAAGCTCTTCTCTAGCAACCTTTTGAGCAGCCTCGATCTCATCAGCATTGACAGATCTTTCAAGATCCTTCATGAACTTGGTGTTCTCGATAACTCTTCCACCTTTGCCTAGCTTACTCTTCAGCATACCATAGCCAACCTTAGCTGGCTTCTCCAAGAAGTCTGGAATGACTGCTCCACCTACATCGAATAACGTAGGCAAAACTTCTACTGGTTCATCACCATAGATTTTCTGACCAGCTCTTATTGCTGGACCTGCTAGAGAGAAAGGAAACGGTGCGAAGTCAGCTGCTCCTGCAGTCTTACCTAGAGCTTCCTGAATGTAAGCCTTTGTATCATCTCCTTCGATGTGAGCCTTTCTTGCAAGCTCATTAGCTAATTGAGAATTGAAGTAGCTGTCATCTTTAGCTCTAGTTACTTGTCCATAGTTCTTAGATGCATCTTCATATCTCTGACGATTGATCTCTTCGACAGCTCTTCTCTGATCCTCACGGAACTGATAGTACTTCTTGAGATCGTCTTCAGTGAAGTCATTCTTATCAAGAATGCTTATCATCTTAGCTTTAGAGATCTTTGAAAAGTCTGGATTCTTATTGTAGATCTCTTCCATCTTCTTCTCTGGAGCCATTGTAAGATCGTCGATAGAATCGAAGTTGTTATTCCATAGACCTTCTTCTTCAAGAACGTTCCAGTTTCTCTCAATCCAGCCAAGCTTGTCTTCTGATTTAGCAAACATTCTAGCTACTTCAGGATCGATGTTCTGAAGTACTTCTCGGATCTTTGCGATCTTCTTGTCTGTCAATCTAACAACATTTGACATTTCTTACCTCGATTATTCTTAGTTCTTGATTCTAGATGCTAGACTAGATGAACCTTTAGATCCAGATCTCTTCTTTGGAATAACTACTCTGTTTCCTTTCGGATCAATAAGGCTCCATTCGTTTCCGCTAGGAACTGAAGAGTATCCTAGATTGTGAAGAATTGGTGCAACTTCTCCAGTCTTTGTGTTGAAGGACATGATTGCATTATTTACAGCTTCCTTGTTCTCCATCATCTTTCTAGCCTTCTTCTCAGCTACATCTAGATCAGCGAGACGACTGATTACTTCATTAGTCTGATATGGAAGAAGAGCCTCTCTAGCTTCTGCGATCTCGTCTAGAGTACTGTTCTCGTTAACGTTCTTGTAGAATGCGAGATTGTATGCAGGAGTCTTCTTCGGATCATATTCAGGAGTCTCTACAGCTGTAGATTCTTCAGGCATTCTTCCAGTAAGCTTCATCAGATCGTTGTACTCGTTGTTGGCGAGATCAAACTCCTTCACTGCGCTAGCGATAGCTACTGGATCACCTTCAGCTTGAGCCTTGCTGAGCATTGACTGAGCAAACTTTCTTCTCGTCGAAGATTGCTGAAGTTTAAATTCAAGATCAGATGCATTCTTAGACTCTTGAGCAGCACGAGCTTCCTGAGCTAGACGAAGAGCATTCTCAAGCTGTCTCTCCTGCATGAGTCTCTGATTAGCCATCTGAGCATCCTGCATCTCACGAGCACGGACAGCGTCATAGTAGCCTTTGTAGAGATCACTCTTGCCTTCGGTGATGTAGTCGAAGATTCCTGGAGAAAGCATTCCTCTCTCAGGTAGAGACTTCTCCATCTCTACTCTTGCTCTAGCTTCTGCGATCTTCTGATCCAGATCTAGCATCTGTTGAAATTTCTCATTCATTATCTTCCTCCAAGGAGCTTGTTCATTGCAATTCTGTAATTGTTCCAGTCTGCCTCATTAGCGTTAGAGTTTCCAGGAAGAGCATAGACTTCACGACCATAAGTCGGAGCATATCCAGTATGTCCATAGCTAGTCGAACCGACGATAGAGCTGTAGTTGTCAGGAACAGCCTTCGTGTAGTCAGCCATCTCCTCAGCAGCTTTCTGTTGTTCAGCTTCTATGAGAGCAGCTTTCTGTGCTTCTAGCTGAGATAGTTCAGCAGCAGCTCCAGATCCGCCATAAGCCATAGCAGCTGTTCTTCCTAGCATCTTCAATCCTTCGACGATGTGCTGTGTTCTCTGGTTGTTGAGCTCTTGCTCTTCTTTGAGTCTCTGTGCTCTTCTGTTTAGCATGGCATCTAGAAGAGAGCCATACTGAATGTTGTCACGATTGTAAATTCCAGCCATTTTGAATTCTCCTTCATCGTTAGTAGAGGCTCGCCATGCTTGTTCCGTAAGCCTGAGCTGCAGCCTGCTTGTCTTGCATAGCCTTCAAGATGTCAGACTGTTTAGCATCCATAGTGTTGTAGTAGTCAGATGCAAGAGAACCTTGTAGACCGAGCTTATACTGAACAGCGTCACGAATAGCGTTGAGACGATTCTGGTTGTTAGTGATAGCGTCCTGATACTGCTGATAGTTGAACTGTCTGTCTGTGTTGAACTCAGACATAGCAGTCTTGTTTAGCTCATCAGACTTCTCAGCGACTCCCTTAGCGATGTTGAGAGCAGCACCAGTTCCTCTTCCTAGACCAGCTCCTGCAGCAGTGTGCTGGAGAGATTCAGTAGTGTCACCGATGATTCTGCTGTAGTAAGGATTGAGGAAGTCTTCCTTCGTCTTTTTATAGTTGAAGCCAGGATCTTTTGCTGCATAGCTTTCTGGATTGTAACTAGCGATAGCGTCTCTGTAAGCAGCTACATCAGATGCAGAGCCGAGCATTCCACGAGTGTCATAGTAGCCTTCAATCTTTCTGAGCATCTCGTCATAGCTCTGATTGCTCTGACCTAGCATCTTGGTCAACTGTTCAAGACCAGCAGCTCTAGAAGCTTCAGCTGCCTCTCTGTTCTTAGAGTCGTTGTATAGATTCGCCGCAGTAGTTCCAGCAGCGACAGCGCCTCCGATGATTAGTGCAGGAATCATATTTCAAGTTCTCCTTTTTGTATCAATTCCATTTCTTCAATATCAGCTGACCGAAAGCAGTTTCGTCTGATCTTAATTCAGCTGTCAAAACATTGTCAACGACCTTGAATCTTCTTCCTTCAGATGAGACTAGGAATCCATCATAGACGTTAGGAAGTCTTATTTCTACTTTAGCGCCTTTGTATAGATTTATAAAGAGAATGTTCTTAAGGATCGTAACTGAGTAGTTTGTCTCTCCTGTCTGAGCGTACTGACCTCTCAATGCCTCTAAGTTCTTGTTAGAGTCATCGTATCTGACAATTCTCAGTGTGTTGTTGAGAAGATCCATTATCAGTACCTCATCATTGGTGTAGGAGTCCAGTTGATCAGGACATTCTGAATAGAGAACGGAATGTTCTCAGTCGTAGAGATCTCGATCGTGAAGAATGATCCGAATCCAAGGCCGAATAGAGATGTGTCATACTCATATTGACCTATCTTTCCGAGATATGCATCTTCATAGTCTGACCAAGTAGATCCGTCCCAAGAGTATCTGAAGGAGACTCTCGGATTCAATTCCATGTTGTCATACTGATCGTTGAAAGAGTGCTGACCTTGGTTAGCGATCAACTTGAGCTCGTCGATGAAGAACGGCTGGTCGTTAGATACTAGGACTGCACCTCTTCTCATCTTCAGAATAGGTCTTCCATCGTGCTCACTGTACTTGTTCTCGTCCATGTAACAGAGAGCATCTTTAGTTCCTATGTAGATCTTTCCGTAAGCGAACGTAGCGTGATTGTATCTCCAGTACTCTAGTCTGTTCTTCTCGTCATAAGAAGATCTGTAATGCCAAGCATTCTGAGAGATGTCGTAGACGAAAGTCTTCTGTGAATCTTCGAATGTGATAGAGTAGAAGAGATGTTGATGTTCTTGCCAGATAGAAGAGTAAGCGTTCTGAGGATTGACGATCTGAGCTATTTCTCTTTCAATATCTTGTGTTGATACTCTGCTCAACTGTGTGTCAGAGATCATGAAGATTCCGTTTTCACCAACATCTGAAGAACCAAGGAAGATAGCTGTAGTGCTGAGAATAGCTAGAGAGTTAGGTGCCTTGATGCCGATGTTACCAGCTGCGTTGTCAGGAGAGCTGAACGGATTGTTCTTGTCGTCATTGTATGAGAATACTTGCCAAGATCTCTCACCGAATGTGTACAGCTTAGAGCCGTTAGAGCAGAGAGCGACTGTGTTGTCTGGACACCATTCAGAGTATGTGATGAATCCGTAACGAGCGAACTGAACAGTCCATACTCTGAAAAGGTCATTCACTTCAGGTGTGTCATCTGCTGTGCCGTCAATGAACTTCTTGTAAGCATCGTAGTTCGGATCATTGATGTTTCCAGCCTTGTAGTCTTCTTTCTGTTCGTCGGTTAGTGACATCCACCAGTTTATGAAGTTCTGTCTCTGTTCATAGAACAGATCAGATTCTCCATTCTGAATTTCGAAAGGATACTGATAAGAAGTGTAGAATGCATCAGTTCCTGCATCGTTGACGATCAGATAGCCATAGAGATATGCGCAATGAGTAGGTCTAATGTACTGAGACTTAGAGTTCACTCTCAACGGAAGAGCGATTCTCTTGAAGTCAGTCTGCTGATCACCAGTAGAAAGACCAGTGTCAACAGCATAGACGTTAGTTCCGTCTGTGATGATCAAATGAGGATGAGCGGATCCATAACCACCAGTCTCGACCATGTGGCATTCAGTGCCTACAGTCTCGATCTTTCCTACGCTCTCGACTCTCATGTCTTCATGAATGAGATATAGTGTCTGGTCATAGACAGCATAGAGAACTGGACGATTGTCGTATCCTCTAGAGACTCTGTACATACCACGACATTTTCCTTCAATGTCAGCAGCTTTCACAGCGCCAGAGATAGTTCTCATAGCTATGTCGCATGAAGAGTCAGACTGTTGAAGTTCTGGATACATGTTGAGAGACTCGCCAAGACCTATCTTAGCGAGATTGCTCTTAGTGATACCACCACAGATGTTAGAGATGATCTTTGCATTTGCCATGACTCATCTCCTCTAGAACCATGTTCCACCTAGCAGCTCATCTTGAGTCATCGTATGTTCTCCAATGCCGAAGTTATACGGAGATCTTGATAGGATTCTGTCTTCTGCCTTTGGCGTTCTGACATTGTCGACCATGACTCTCACTTCAGTCTCAAGTCTCTGCATCTGAGCATCATCCAGTCTCGGGAACTGAATAGCGAGCTTGTGAGCTAGAGCAACGATGAGAAGCTCAGCATAGTTCTCTGGAATAGGAAGTTCATCGTCGATGTCGAACTGAATAGTCTCATTGTAGTTGATCTTGAGCATCCAGTTCTGAGAAGCTACGACTGGCTTGATCTGCATGAGCCATTCACCTTCAGCTTTCTGAGTGTAAGTGAAGACAGCAGAGTTTCTTGAGTATCTGTCATAGTCAGCTGGAGCTACATACTTCAGTTGACAGTTGTCTCGATATTCAGATCCGTTAGTAGCGACGTAGATAGAGTTGATCTTTCCTAGATTTCTGATCTTGATGTGCTTGCAGTTTACGTATCTCAACATCTCTTGGAATCTCTGAGATTCATCAGCTTGATGCCAGGACCAGAGATAGCTTCCAGAATGAGGAAGAACAGTCCAGTAACCGTTCAGATTGTCCTTAGATACTGCCCAAACGTAATTGTTGTAGTCATCTTCAGTGAGTGAATATGCGTTCAGGTCATCAATGTTGTCAAAATAGAGATTGTTTTCACCCTTAAGTGAGTCGAATTCGTCGTAGATGTGAATGTGAGGAGCCGTGTGACAAGTGAAGTAGTTCTGTGTCCAAGCAAGAAGATTGTCGTAGTTGTACTTGTCTACTACACCTTTCAGCAGTCTGAAACCAGTCTCTTCGATTCCGCCAGAAAGAGGCTGTCTTCTAGTGCCGACATTGCATCTGATAGCGGCCTCTTTGATTATGTCTCTTACTGCTCTCATTGATAGAGCCTCCAAATGTTTTGTTCATGACAATAAATAGAGGATCTTTCGATAGAGGCATTCTCTCACGAGAGCTCTACATCTCTAAGAAGTTGAGTCGCTTCAGCAGAGGTCGATTTTGGAAAAATCATGTCTCGAATTTCTCAATATGGTCGCTGTGTTGGTTTGTTACATACTTCGTTACAGGTATACGCATCCAATGTTACAGCATAGAAACCCGGTGGTTGACAGGTGTTACAACGTTACAACGTACTTGAGTCGGATCTTTTTATTGTATGCATACTATTACTATTCTCATTTTTTATTCTATAAAATACTATTGAGAAGTAGGTAGTAACGTAGTAACAAATAACACTCAACTACTCTTAACTCTAGCAATGGCAAGGACTTATCGCTGATACAACCTTTTAACGGTCAGGAGGTATACAGGTGACATCGGATCGTAACACAGATTGTAACACACCAGCACAACTCTCATGAGAGTTCTACATCTCTAAGAAGTTGAGATACCTGTCTGAGATTTCTCTAGCTCTATCAGCTTCTTGTAAGACAGATCCGTGATTCATAGCATAGACGCCTAGAGCGAGTGAGTCTGATTCATCAGGAGAGTGTCCCAAAAGCTCTTTTATTTCAGATTTCTTTACAAGTTGAAGCTTACCAGACTGATTAACGAAGCAAGTCGTATAGCTGAGCTGTGTCTTTATGTCATCGTTAGAAATGTAGAGTCCTTCTTTGATAGCGATAGAAGTCTCGCCATACATCTCAGCTCTAGCGTTAGCGTATCTGTCTTTGTCATAAGGAGCATTAGCGAAGTTGATTCCTACAGCATCATGATGCTTTGCTTTGAGAAGATCAAGAAGGCCACAAGATGTAGAACCAGTGACATCTATGTAGGTGCACTTGATGTTCCATTTTCTGATCAAATTTTCAGCTACTTCACAGAGATGAATAGAGTCAGCCACTTGGATCTTGATCTGTTCTTCGATTCTGAACTTAGAAACGACAGTGAGTACGTTGTTGTCGCATCCGAGACCAGACAAGTCGATTCCTAGATAGTAGAACTTTGATGTGATTCCAGTGTCAGCTCTCGGATAATCTTTGAGCTGAATGATAGATGCGTCAGAGTCTAGATCAAGCATCACGCCTTCTAGCTCTTGTTGGAGCATATCGTCGTTTACGATGCTCTTTTTCATCAACTCAATCTGTTCATCCGTGATGAATGTATTGTCTCTAGTACGTGCGTGTATGAGCTCTACATTGTCAGGATGCTCTTTACAGTACAAGTTCAGCCAAGATCCTCTTCTAGGAGTCGAGAGAAGTCTGATGTAGCCTTTGATTCCTTCACCTCTCAAGCAAGGAGCTAGAACTGTGAATAGGTTATTTGGAGATAGTGCAGCTTCGTCACATACTGCTAGAGAGATCTTAGTTAGACCACGAATTGCCTCAAGATTTTCATAAGAAGCACCATAGATTACACTGTTTCCGTATGTGATCTTCATGCTCTGTCTGTGAAAGTAGTAAGGAACTTTCATTTCGTCTAGACGAGCAAGGATCTCAGTGAATAGAACTTCATGCAGCGACTTGAATGTCTGAGCTAGAGCGATGACTCTCTTTCCTTCCAAGAAGTACTTTGAGATGAGAAGAGAAGCAGCGTATGATTTTCCTGCTGCTCTTCCGCACACCATGTAGCAGATCGGTGCAGTGCTCTGCATCAACTTCATCTGGTGACTGAATAGTTTGTAGTTTAGATTCATATTACATCATAGAGAAAGTTACGTTTATCGACTTTCCTTCAGAGTCAGTAGCAGTAGCTTTCAATTCCTTTGTCTCTTTTTGCCATCTAGACTTGTCTCTGACAGCTAGAATGTCCATGTACTTCTTAGCGAGACGAGTGTTAGTCTCGGTCAATGCTCTCTTAGTGAGTTCATTTCTAGCACGAAGAAGCTTGTCCATGTACCACTCATCAGTGATCTTGTCTCTGACAGTGCCTACTGGAGCATACTTCATGCACAGCTCTTCATATTCATCTCTAGAGTCTGTCGAGAATAGACCAGAAGTCAAGTCGATGTTGATCTCTGGAATCTTGATTACTGAGCCATTCTTTCCGACATACTCGTTGCATAATGTGACATGAGTGAATGTCTGATTTAGCCAAGCTGTTAGGGTCATACATCTTCTCCAGCTCTAAGAGCGTCTCTGCGATTCATTTGAACGAGAAGCATTCTGATAGCCTGACACTCTTTTAGGATCTCTTCAGCGAAGTTGATAGTGTCTTCTCCGTTGTCATCCGTTAGCTTCTTAGCTTCTCTTCTCAATTTTAGTCTCTCTGCATGTGTCATTTGATTTACCTCATTTCAATAGAGGATTTCTTCCTCATTTCAATAGAGGATTTCTTCCTCATTTCAATAAATAGAGAGCTTTCTCTCGAAATTTGAGAAGAGCTATGAGAGCTATCGTACGATCTTGTCACCGAATCTCAGCTTCTCACAGCACTCATTGTTGATGTCATACCACTCTTCTTTGGACATGTATCTCTTGAGATTGTGCTCTTCGTAGTACTTGTCTACATTGCAGAGGAGAGGTCTGTCATCGTAGATCCTGCAGATCCCCTTCTGCTGATCCAACCATTTACAGACGCCGTCACCTCTATCTAAGAAGTCTGATTTTACGTGTCTGCAACATGGCGCGTCACATTTTGAACAGTCTAGTGGCATATTACACCTTCTCCTCTTCCTTCATCTTCTGGTATATGATCTCGTCCAAGTCTCTCCAGCACGGAATGTAGCTCGGAATCTCTGCCTCTGACTCAGCAGGATAGCGCTGTTTCCACTCTTCAGGTGTGAAGATAGGTCTAGTGTAGTACTGAGCGTCCTTGATCTTCTGTAGCTGCTGTAGAATGAAGATGTCTTCAAGCGATCTTTTCTTCTTGTCCATTGATCTTACCTCTTTTCATTGCTAGTTTTACTAAGTTAGATAAAATTCTTGCCCTAAATATTTGAGGTGTTTCACTAAAGTTTCCATATTTCCAGACCTCTGGAAGAACATCAGTGCAAGATAGAAATTTGCCATTTGCCCAAAGTGATATTCTATATGTCTCAGTCATCGGTGTTCGTCTAAATAAACGTTCTAGAATCTTCTCTATTATAGTAAGAGAAGATTTAGGTTTTCTATAGGAATGAACCATGATACCTGCACATTCATATCCATATTCAGTTAAATCTATGTATCTTGCTGCAATTGGTTTTAGATCTTCTTTTCTAGGAAAATTTTCATACGTTTCATTGTCCATTGTTGTACCTCTCTTAAGCATCCTTACTTCTCTGTCGAGGATACTATTCAATTTATGATTGATGCCGTATCTCAGCTCTATTCTAGATTCAGGAGATCCACTAAAAAAGAATGAATAATCGACAAAAATTTTAGCAGTCTTGTTAATCATGTCGTCGAACATCGTGAACTCTATACTGTCAAGCTCTGGATGCCTGATCTCATTTGGTGTTCTCATTGTTGTACCTCTACTTTATATATCAGATCTTCTGACCTTGTTCGAGGAGACGAACTGAGAAGACGATAGTAGCTCCATTCTCATAGACTTCCTTAGTGAGCATCTCAGTGCCTTCTTTCTTGTGTCGAGCGAGAATCTCGTTGTGCTTCTTCCAGTACTCAGTCTCTTTGATGTTCCAGAATAGAGTGTTGAGTCTCTCTGAGATGAATGCGTAGAATCTTCTCTGATAGTCAGTTGATATGTTCTTTCCTTGTCTCTGAGTGAATGTATCTCCACCTCTCTCTGCATAGTCAATTCTGAGCCAGTACTCGATGTCTGGTCCTGTTATGTCAACCATCTTCTTGATGTAGAAGTTCTGGAAGTTGAGCCATTGCTGAATGATGGTCTTGTCTGCGTAGAACAGGTTGTATGGAGCGAATAGAGTGCTCTTAGAGAGCGAATCTGAGTACTCCTTAGGTAACACCTTTCTGAGCAGATTTACCATCGTAGAAGAGTGATAATAAGCCGTTTGAGACATGACATCCATCGGGAATTTGAGATATGCTGCATGTCCATAGACTCCTTGTCCAGTTCCGAGAAGCTTTCTTCTGTAGTGATGAAGAGTAGCTGTATCTCCGTCTTTGAGAACTGAGACGATGTATGTCCAGGCCGGAATCTCTCCTAGCTGCCAATTGTTCACTCCTTTGACGACAGTTCCTTCCTTGACGACAGGAGCTCTGTTCTGATTCTCGAAGATGAAAGTGCACTTGACTGGATTCTCTGAGATGATAGTGAAGTCTTCTGGTTTCTCATGACAATCGAGTGGAAATGTGAAGTCCGACTTGTGCGTAAGGATAAAATGACGATGTGACATTGATGTACCTCTTATTATGTGTTATTTACAATAGTGACGTACAATAGTGACCTACAATGAGAGAAGCAGTCGTTCCGTTCGTTCCGTTAAAGCTCCATGCCCGTACACTTAGCATCCAGTTCATCATCGCTCGCTTACTATTTTGATTTCCCGTTCGCTCGCTCTTCTTCATGGATGCGTACAGTTAGGGCATTTCGCTCACACTTCACTCATCTTCACTCTGCTTCTCTTCGAGAAGGTGTTTCTGACGAAACACGATACTTTTTGATAAAAAATGAGAGAAAGAGACGAACGAAGAGAGGATCTTTCTCGTAAAGGTTAACGTTTAACTTGCAAACTAATATAATAGTGAAAGTTAGTGTAAGTTAGTGTAAGTTAGTATAAGGTTGAGATTTAACTTGCAAACTAATATATCTTATCTTTATCATATTATATTCTTTGGCAGAATAAATCTCAACCTTAAGCCAAAAATGAAAGGTCACACTATGTGATACTTCTTCTTGAGTCTTGACTTGATCTTTTTGCTCAATCCATTGTTCTTGCAGTAGGCGTTGAACTGATCAATAGTCATTCCTTCTACATTGTGCTTGCATCTTCTTGTTCTCTTGCTCTCGCACTCATAAGCTATAGTCATGTGTAAGCTATCGACGTATTCTTTGAATGTTCTCGGATCAATCATCATCTCTTCACAAGAGCTCTTCATCTCTTCCTTGTCTGTGAATAGCACTGTATTTTCGTCATAAAGGCGGTTCTGGAGGAGAGTTGACATTTGTGATAGGGTAAATCCTCTTGACTTGTATTGGCGCTTAGAACAGTCAAAATAGCCGTCGTACAGCTTCTGCTGCTCTTCATACGGCAAATGAGAGAGAACTTCGAATGACTTGAGTAGCCAGCTCTTCAGCTCATCAAGATCCTTCTCGAAGTCAGGAGTCATGATTACATTGTTCCTGAAGAGCCACTCAGCTGTGTACACCAGATCAGAAGATGTCCAGGACTCGCCAAAGTCGTGATTTAGATAGAATAGTCTCATCATTAGCTTTCCACCTATCATTCTGCACCACTTGTATCTGTGGCCTACAGCTATCTTCTTGAGTCGTCCTCTGGTCATAGATGGCGTTATGATGTCATATCTCTTGTTCTCTGCCACAGTCATCAGACCATGCTTCTTGCAGTAGTCAGCAGAGTTGAGAGAGAAGAACTCTCTCTTCTCAGTCTCTATGTAGAATCTCGGCTCTCTGTCCTTCTTAGTCCAGTTGAAGAGTCTTCTCGATTCAGGAAGGATGAAGTCTATGTCAGTATCGACAGATTCTCCGAAGAATGCTTGGTAGAAGTTGTCAGCATCTTCATCAAGAACCATGATGTCAGTTCTATCACAGACTCTCTTCTTGATCTCTTCGAACTTAGCATGAACTGCTTCTTGATAGTCGTCTCTGTCGATCGTCTTGTGAATGTCCACTAGAATGTGATACTTGTTAGGATTCATAGAGGCGCTATAGCCGACATGAATGTCCGGATCGTCTCTGAATGCATCTCTGACCTTGTCTATAGTTACTGAAGACTGATCGACATCTATCATCAGAAAGTCAGTCTCTCTGCCGACTCTGCCAATGATGGTTCCTGCGTCATGTAGAGTGCACAGATCGTCGAAAGAGCAGTCCTTCAAGTATAAGTTGTGTAGTGTGTTGCACATCTTCTTGAAGTGCTTAGCACGCTCTTTAGAGCTGTGTGTGGCGCTTATGTACTGTATCTTGCTCATGGTTCTTCTCTTCTACATGCTAAAAAGTCTTCCTCCTCCAGTACAAGCCTTTCAAATCTCGCTGGAGAAGGAAGACGAAGAGAAGACACTGATACGTGCCTGCATGAAACTCTATCATCATGAGCTATCCGAGATTGAAAGGCTTGTAGACAGCTCATCTTCTTTGATGTAATTATAGGTTATTTATAGGTGATTCTAGTTCGCAAAATTGACTTTTTTGGTCATGTTGAGAATGTTTTACATAGCATTTCAAATTCTGTGGCCATGAGAATTTTGTGGCCTTATAAATAACTTAAATTAAGAACAAGGCCATAAACGAAGGCCTTCAACAATAACCAAATGAGGTACTAAAATGATAAAAATCGAACAGCGATACAGCCAGATGAAGCACAGAGTAGAACACACCAGCGAATACTTCCAGAAGAAGGTAGAGGAGATGCATCAAGAATACCTATCTACCGGTACTCCAACGAGGAAATATCGTGTCTGGTGCCGCAAGAACGGACTCCAAGTTCCACCTTGGGCTCAAGAAGCAGCTAAGAGATACAAGGTCGAAGTCGATGTAACTGCTGATGGAACACCGAGAAGAAACGTCAGATCCTCGTCGAAGAAGTACCTGAAGAGGTTCGGAATCGAGAAGCAGAAAGGATATGTCATTCATCACTGCTTTGGATACGAGAATCGTGACAAGTTCGTCTATCTGCCAGTAGAGCTTCACAACGAGATCCACAAGTTCCTGAGATCTAAAGACATCATAGCTGACTCGAATCACTATGAGTTGATCAAAGATATGCTAGAAAGATCAGAAAAGCCGACATTCGTACACCTATAATGAAGAGGAGAAGACACAATGAAACGCGGACGTAAACCACAAACAGATGAACAGATTAGAGAGAAGTATGAAGGAAGACCGTCAAGGACTCCATATCAGATCTTCAAAAGAAGAGGAGTAGAAGTACCGGATTGGGCGATAAAGTGCCAGAAGCTCTACTCGATGAATCACTACTATGGCAATCTCGACAAGATGAGAGAGTACAAGAACAACTGGTTCAAAGAGTACAGGAACAGAGACACTAACTCAGAAGGAATTCTTCTCAGCAACATCCGAGTCAGATCACATAAGTATCTAGTGAATGAGTTAGGATTCGAGAAGATTCCAGGCTATCACATTCATCACTGCTTCACATACGATGATGCAGAGAGATTCGTCTACCTTCCATCTTGGCTTCATCACAAGATTCACAGATTCCTGAAGAGGAACGGAATCTCTGCAAAGGACGATCACTACGAAGAGATAGCTCCAATACTGAGAGAATCTAGAGTAGCTGTCTATCTGGTCAAAGATGGAAAGATCAATCAAATCCAAGCGAGGCTGTAATGACGGATGTTCAACTATCAGATGCATCAATGAAGCAGCTAGAGAAAGAAGTCAAAGAGAGGAGAAAGCTATTCGGAATCGTCTCTAAGACTTACTGCACTAGGTGCTACAAGCTCGACGCTACCTATGTATCTTCTTCAGTTATGGACGGAAGTACAGAATGTGAAGAATGCTACATAAACAGGAGAGCAACTGAGCTCTCCCGTACGATAGAGAATATCAAGAAAGTGAGACTAGAGAATGTTCGAAAGTACTTCACTACAAAGCGATTAGCTCGTGATCAAGAAGATACTTGAACTCTTTCTGGAACTCCTCTGACGGATACTCACCTTGACTCAGCTTCGAAGGATCCAGATCTGGATAGAAGTTTCTACGGAACGAGAATCCAGTTCCTCTGCACTTCGGAACTGAGTCGATCTTTTCTCCTCGTATGACATCTTTCAACTGTCTGATGAGATGGAAAATCACAAAGTCGTCTAACGGACATTCAAGCACAACTTCATTAGTGAGCTTGTCAATGATCTGTTCGACGACTTTCTGTTTGTACCACATCCACTGTCCACCTGTGAGACGGTTGTGCTGTGTACATCCCCAATCGCCATTCTCAGCGGCTTTTACAATCCTCTCGATGTAGTTTCTCGGATAGTCTTGATCGTCATCGAGAGTGATGTTGATCCAGTCTTCTATGTCATCTTTGTGAGATCTCCAAGTAGGAATGAGCTTCTGCCAGCAGTGAAGATCTTTGTCCTCGAAGTGGAACTGAACACCGAAGTCTTGAAGCTTAAGTAGAGACTCGGGAAGATCACTCAATCCGTTAGGAAAGTTCTCTCTGTCAAGATTGACTTCGACGATGTCTGGCTTTCTTGTCTGATTGAGAATAGACTGAATAGTGAGATGAGCCTGATCGACTCTCTTTGTCCATGTTGTCAATGATACGATAATTTTCATATTTTGTACCTCAGGTTTATTTACAACTGTCAAGAAATGACTATATTTAAAATGTTGTTATCCTACTCTTAACTTTAGTCCTCTGATCAATAGTGAGATTCCTTTCGAGTCGTTGAGCGTAAAAGATCAGAGGACTTTTACGTTAGAGAGAACCGATATGCCGATAGTTGACAGACACAAATCAGAGAGAATAAGCGAAGATGACATGCTAAGCAAGATGCTAGAGCTAGGAATGATAGTGAAGTCAGACTGTGGATATGTAGCATCCTACAAAGAAGATCTCGGCTTATGGTCTAGAAATAAAGCGTCTAAAGTTCTGTCAGAAGAGTTCGGGTACAGAAGGAGTACACATCATACTCCAATAGCCTTCATGAAGAAGTTCAACAGAGTATGTGAAGAGAACATGATAAAGTGGCCAAAAGGATCTGGCGGAGACAGGAGATTCTATGCTCAGAACTTCTACTCAGTATATGATGCCGAAGAAGCATTCGGAATAGATCTTGAGAAGTGCGACAGAACTCTGAGACTGAGAATTGGAAAGAGGTGGAGCAAGATTCATAGAATCAATGTCGACAAAAAAGCAGCTATCGAGAGATACAGACAGACACTGATGGCTAAGAATCCTGAGATCTTTGTGAACCCCAAGTGCCATCATTCGGATCAAACATCAGTCTTCCAGCCAGAAGACATGTCAGCAACCATCCAAGCGTTATCAATACGTTCACCTGAAGTACCTATCGAAGATGCCTCTATCGTCTGATCATCAACTATCCTTTATGAGACGTACAGAGAAGGCGTCTGTCTTATAGGAGTAGCCCGAATTCATCGATGTGCCCGTATTGAAGTAACGGATGTAGGCGTAGGTGGACGACGACTGATCAGTCGTCGTCCAGAAGCACGCGCGGCTACCTAAATAGTAGAAGGAGCCTGCGATCAGGCTACCAGCAGGAAATGCCGTAAAGCCGTAATCATCTGTACCGTTTCTGTTTTCGTTCCAGCCATACGTACTCTTAAGCTTCTTTCCTGGAGCTGATCCTATGTATGTAGCCAGAGCATCAAATTCTGCTGTTGAAGGTAAATGCCAACCTTGAATAGTAGCAGCAACTCTTACAGCAGCAGCCCAAGTGTAGTAGTACTCTGTAACGTCTCCTTGTCCATAGTTGACTGTCTGAGTGTAGATTCCTCCTTGACCATCATCAATAGCCAAGTTCTTACTCATCCAGACCTGATTGCCTATAGTAACTTCATCGAATGAAGGAGGTTCTTCTATATAGGTTCCAAGTACACTGTTTCCAAACTTAGAGACTTTGCCATTGAAGAGATATAGAACTGGTTTAGACATCAAAGACCTCCTCTGTGATTTATCCACAGATCAATGAATAGAGCGACGAGAATGATGCTCAACATCGCAGTGAAGAACACAAGAGTCGCTTGTGTCTGATTCAGAGAGTTCCACCAGTTGATCAGAGCGTTACTTTCTGTCATCATTCTTCTCCAGTGATCTGAGCATTATCTGATTCTGTCTTTCGAGAGCATCAGCTAGATGTTCAACGGTCATGTTCAACTTTACGAGTTCCTGATTGACGATGTTGAGCTGCTTGTCTATCGAATCTAGTTTGTCCCTGTGTAAATTGACAATTCCTTTCAACTCACTCACTTCAAACTTGAGCTTCAGAACATCATCATGCATATTCTGAGAGTCGTTGTCTCTCTCGACTTTCGTCTTCGCTCTCTCATTCTTGATCTTGATGTAGAACAGAACTACTATCAAGAGTGGAAGAGCAGATGGTCCTATGTAAGGAAGAACTTGTGGTACTAGAGTCTCCATCACTCCTCCTCATCAGGAACAGGATCATCGTAGAACTGCATGATCTGCATGTTGTAGATGTCGTAGATCTGACCTGACTGGCCTTTCAGAGTCAGGTAATGGATTCCGAAAGCTGAGTTACTCGGAGAATCGCTTACATCGAACATGAAGTTGACATGATCTCCTACTCCGTCAATTCCTCCATTGAGATACTTAGCGTTGTAGACTTTGCTCTCTCCAAGCTGATCCCAATGTGCTCCAGATTCACCATTGTGATGGTATGTTCTTGTAGGAACGACAGACATCGTATAGCCAGCACCAGAGACCGGATCACCTAGAATGTTAACATCGATATGTCCGATGACCTTAGTCGGATAGCGTCCATTCCTCATGTCAAGCTCTCTTGAATAGCCAATGACGAAGTCATTTCTCACATCAGCTAGCACATCGTTCCAGAGTTTGACATAGTCTCTGTAGACGAACTGTTCAGGACCATTTCTCCATGTAACGACTCCGTTCTGAGTAACACCGAGGAACTTTCCTTTGTCAGCGCTTGTAGGCTCAGTAGCTACGAAGTACTTCTTTGAAGCGTCAGAGTTCTGAATTCTAGCACCTTGTTCAGATTCCACGACAGCTGGAGAGCTATACTCGACTATAGGTGTAGGAGTACTCTCGTTGTAGTAGACGAAAGGAATCTTTCCATCAGAAGCGTCGATGTTAGTTCTAGCCTGCTCTTTCTGTTCATCAGTGAATGTCTGTTCGTTCACAGAGACATAATAAGAGAGATCTGGAAGTTCAGGAATGTCAGCAGTGCCAACAGCTCCAATGTTCTGTCTAGCCTGTGCCTTCTCAGATTCAGTGAATCCGTTGTGGTTCGGATCCGTCTGATCGATGTTTACGCATACTTTGTTTTGTTTCATAAAATCTCCTCCTAAAGCCTTAGTAGTAGGTTGGAACATTCATGTGATTGTTGTAGCTGTTGTCTCTATTGCAAATTGAGAAACTTGTAAGATTGAATCTTACTCCATTGACATAATCTTCCGATGGAATAGAAAGAGAACCTACGCCAATGTATCCTTCGTTGCAATTTGCATATAGCTCATCTGGACTAGATCCATACGTTGCGTCATTGAGATGGATGTGCAATATCAGGTTTCCATCCAAGTAGATGTATAGATTCCTATCGTCAGTTCTTATTTGCGTAAGCTGATGCCATTCATCTTCTGAGCAAGGAACATAACATAGATTCACATCATCGCCATCTAGTTCAGAAAGTAGTACAGCTCCATTGTATGTAGTTGTGTCATAGTACGTTTTCTTAACAAATTCATAGTTAAAGTTGAGTGTAGATACACCGTCAACTTTACTGATCTTTTCTATACCATGCCATAAGCCTAGTCCGTCAAGTAATACACTTCCGTGAAACTTGAACCAGCAGTTAGTCTGGATTTTCTTGTATTTAGGAACATAGGTGCCATTGACAAGAACATAGTTATATGGCGTTTCGTTAGTTGGACCAGGAGATCCAGTGTAACCATTCCATGTAATAACTTCACCATAAACACTTTGTGTATAGATTCCAAAGTCTAGACCTGTTTTACCGCTGAAAGGACCATCAGAGAAAGTTACAACATCGATTCCGTTAGTTCTGTTTCCATTTTTTGAACAGAACCACTTGTACTTTGTTCCTCCAGTAGCTGGAACGATTATGATTTCTTCTAGTTCACTATGTGGCTTAAGCGCTACATTGTTTACTACTGGATTGTCCTTGCAGTTGTTAGTATAGCCGTTTCTGTTGATGGTGACATCAAAGTATGTCTTGTAGATCAATCCGCGAGTAGGTCTCACAACAGGACCTTTGCTAACAACTGGCTCTATCAGATCTCCGTTGATCTGAGCTAGTTTATTGTTGATAGTAGCTAAGCTCATCTTATACCTCAGTGCGTGAATTGATACGAGTAGTTAGGCTCATAGTCATATTGGTTCGTCTTTACGTAGAGAGGAACATCTCCGTAGTGAAGATAGTCTCCATTATGATAAGAGAGATCATTTGAGAATACTGCGAATTCAGTAAGATCTATTCTCCAGTTTCCTAGCAGCTTACATGAGGTCATTTTACCTAATGTAGTTGAGTCGAAGTACTTAGGATTCAGAGATAGATAGAGCTCTTCAACGTTCAGATTACCACTGTTAGGCTGATACCTTGCCATTCTCTTTCCATTGACATAGATGTCCCAAAAAGCTTCTCCAAGTCTGTGTACGATGCCGAAGTGATACCACTGATCTCCTCCAGCTAAGCTTACAGTACTGTTAGAAGCATTTGAGAATTGTCTACCTGCTGGTGGATAAGCAGTCGTTGCACTGTAGCCAGGATCCTCGTATGTTTGGAACGATGTGTCGTTGTAAAGCGTGTAATGTTGATGACCAGGATAGAGATAGCCTAGAAGTACCTTTCCTGGATATCTGCTATTGTCATAGTCACTTATGCACAGAGTTTCATAACCAACAGATGGAACACCAGTATTTGTCGAAGCGATGCCTACTCTTGGAAGATTCCAGTACTCATCGATGTCGCTAGAGCTCTCATAGACTATTCTAGAGTAGCCATTGGTGTACATCTTAGTTCTGAATGTGATAGTGTACTCACGATCAGTCGTGTAAAAGAACCAACCAGATGTTCCGAGTGGAAGCTTAAGAGAGGTCTTAGAGATCGGGTACTCGTACAATTCTGTGCCAACATCGTTGAAAGTAGCACTCATGTAGTCAACACCAGTGAATCTACTATCGAGACCTAGATTAGTGCCAGATAGTTGATCTATGCCTACATCGAGGTGATAGTAGTTGTATGTGTTAGGAGACTGAATTGGAGAACTCATGCTTGATACTACAGGATCATCGTGGTCTGTGTCCTCTTTAATACCATTCATCATGAAGTTGTGTCTGAAGTACGTCAAATACAACAGACTGGAGAAGTCAAAGGGCTCATGCCCTAAGTACTTCCTTCCATTCTGACGAGTTAGCATTCTGTTGTTGAATCTAAGATACTTAGACATTCAGTACTCCTATAGACATTCAGTACTCCTATAGACATTCAGTGCTACTTTAGATGCAGATTACTATTACTTCCAACCTGATGGAATCTGAGCAAGTTCAGCGGCACCAGCAACAGTATTCGAACCACAGTTTTTGAAGCAATGATGGTAGTACTCTTCGTTTGGAAGATTTCTAGCAGCTAGAGAGTTGTATGCATCAAGTATTCCGGTCTCTACGTTTGTGCAACCATAATACATCTGTTGAACGAGGATTTTCGTTACTGTTTGATTAAGAGTAACGGATGGTATTGATGTTAGGCTAGAACAATTCTTGAATAGAGAATTGTACTGTGTACATCCACTTAGATCAAACTGAGGTACACTCGTAAGAGATGTACATCCGTTAAATAGTTCGTAGCAAGCCGTACAAGAACTCGTATCGAATAGAGGAACAGTTGTAATAGAAGAGCAATAAGCAAATAGAGCTCCAATGTTCGTTGCTTCACCTATGTTTACAGCAAGGATTTCTATTATCTTGTTCATATCGCCGTCACTGCTACCAGCAAATTGAGTTAACCAGTTTAGTGTACTAGATGAACTGCCATTTGGAATAGTAATGTCCCAAATGTTGTTTCCTGCGTCTACGCATGTCTTTGTTAGTGTAGGTCCAGATGTTCCAGAAGGATCATAACCAGACTGAAATTTCATTCTCATAGTATATGGAGAAAGAACAATTGGTGCAGGACCTGCACCAGCGCTAAGCCACTTGTTGTTAGATCCGTTGATAAGGATCTTTCCGTTTGATGTGTAAATCGTTGTGCTCATTTAAAAGCTCCTTTGGTTATTTATCGTAGAACGGCGAAGCCGTTATAGATCTCAGACGCTGATCGTGTAAGTCTTGTCATTGCTGTTAGTTCCTGATGTGTACCCGAGATCAGTCTCAACTCCGTCCTTGACACCAGCAATATGAATAGTGACAGTCATAGATCCACCACCGTACCAGAGTCCAGTGTGAATCTGAACTGTAGTGATAGGATTAGCTGGCTCAAGATTGATGTCAATTGCAGTTCCGTAGAATGACTTACCATTGTTGTTGGACCAGTCAATAGCAGAAGCAACATCTGTTGAAGATGCTTCATTCCAGCCACCATTGTAGTACCAGATAGAAGTCACTTCTGAGGATGTAGCTTGAACTCCATTGATCTTCACACCAGCCATGTTGAAGTTGTCATTAGAACTCCAAGTGATGTGAACTTTGTAAGAGTCGTATCCACCAGCGTCAAGCTTGAAGATCAAGGTAGAACCAAGATAAGCTTCCTTGATCTTGGTGCTACCGAGATACATCTCTTTGATCTTCGTATTTCCTAGACTGAAGCTCATCTCTTATGCCTCCGGAATGAGATAGAGAGTCGTAGCTACTGGAGAAGCCGGAAGTGCGTTGACGAGAACTGAGTCACTGAATGCCGTTATCTTGTTCTGCTTTCCAGATACTGCAGCTGCCACTTCGTTATCAGTTGCATAGGTGCTCATTCCAGAAGTCGGCTGGTAAGAAGCGAGATCAGTAAGCTGTGCATAACCACTCATGTTAGCGACGGTCTGGTAAGCGCTCATAGCAGATGTCGGCTGGTAAGCACTCATGTTAGCTACTGGCTGGTAAGCTGAGAGATCGTTCTGTTCAACATAGCTTGACAGATCAAGCTCTTCGAATGCTACAGCTTCAGTGCTTGGCTTATTGAGAATCTCAGCTAGGCCTGATGAAGCATTCCAGTCAGAGTTGACTGGTGCTGTGTAAGCAGAAGAGTCTAGCTTTCCAGAAGTAGCAGATGAGATGTCTTCAAGAGTTGCGAACTGAGCAGAGAGGCCGATGTTCATGTGATCACCAGCATCTTCGATGAAGACTCCAGATACTCCAGAGATTCCAGATACTGCATATTCGAACGGATCAAGACCTGTGACAGAGATCGTATCGTTGTCGATAGAGATGTACTGACCTTCGCTATATGTAGTTCCAGCACCAGCAGCGATAGCTGAGTTGTTGATAGCAGTGATCTCATTAGAGCCGTTGTAGCTGAATGAGAGTTTCTCCTGAAGTCCAGATGTTGCTGATACAACTTCTGCATGAGTTGCATAAGCCGAGAGATCACTCTGTTCTACGTAGCTAGAAAGATCGAGCTCCTCAAATTGAACCTCTTCAGTTGTAGGCTTGTTCAAGATCTGAGAAAGACCAGATGTTGCTGACCAGTCAGCATTCTGTGGTGCTACATAAGCCGAAGTGTCTAGCTTTCCAGAAAGATCATTCTTAGAAGCATAGCTCGATAGATCCAATTCTTCGAACTGAACTTCTTCTGTAGACGGTTTGTTGAGAATCTCAGCAAGTCCGCTCGTTGCAGACCAGTCAGCGTTTACTGGATTAGCGAGACCGGAAGTAGCCTCTTCAATAGCGTTGTCAACATATCCTTGATCAGCGAAGTTAGATACATCGCCTGAAGTGAGGTAGTCGCCAGACGGCTGAAGTCCAGTTACTGATATGACATTGTTGTCGATACTGATGTATTGTCCTTCAGTGTAAGTGGATCCACCACCAGAAGCAGAGCAGCTTATGACAACTCCAGCTGAAGTATCAGTGATGCTAATTCCACTTCCTGGAATCAGGTCAATTGGATCTGGCTTATTGAGGATGTAAGCGAGATCAGTATTGTCATCTTCGTCCCAATCTGACTGAACTGGAGTTCTGTAGCCACTGCTAGGAACATAAGCGCTCATCTCAGATACTGGCTGAAGACCAGTAACTGATATCTCGTTGTTGTCAATAGAGATGTACTGACCTTCAGAGTAAGAAGAGCCACCAGGAGCAGCTGAGATAGCATAGCCACCTCCAACCGGATAGATCTCTACGTTAGGACCAGCAGATAGAGTACCAATGCCTGTGACATTGATCTGATTCTGATCTGTGATCTGAATGTGATCACCTTCAGTGTAATGAGCAATTCCAGAAGTTGCTGAGTCAACATATTCCTTCGTTGCGTAATCTGAGAGATCAAGTTCCTCAAATTGAACTTCTTCTGTGTTAGGTTTGTTGAGAATCTGGCTCAATCCAGAAGTAGCGCTCCAGTCTGCATTAACTGGTGCGACATAAGCAGAACTGTCCAACTTGCCAGATAGATCAGCTACAGTAGCATAGTCACCTGCAGGTTGAAGTCCTGTAACACTTATGGTGTAGTCATCGATAGAGACATACTGACCTTCATTGTACTCGTGATAAGCAGAACTGTCAAGCTTACCAGAAGTAGCAGAAGTTACTTCAGCATGAGTAGCGTAAGAGCTCAGATCAAGCTCTTCGAACTGAACCTCTTCTGTGTTAGGCTTATTGAGAATTTCAGAAAGTCCACTTGTAGAGTTCCAGTCTGCATTCACTGGAGCTACGTAAGCAGACGAATCAAGCTTACCTGAAGTAGCAGAATTGAGTTGAGCTTCAGTTACGTAGTCACCTGCTGGCTGAAGACCAGTGACTGAGATAGTGTCACCATCAATACTGATGTACTGACCTTCCTGATAGACAGCTCCAGATCCTGGCTCAATACCAGTGACAGAGATGACATGATCCTGAATGCTGATGTACTGACCTTCAGTGTAGTTCTCTAGTCCAGATACAGCTTCTTGAACATATTCCTCAGTAGCGTAGTTGCCAGCTGGCTGAAGACCAGTGACATTGATGACGTTAGTGTCTGTGATCTGAACGTACTGACCAGCAGTGTAATCTCCAGTTCCGATAGCTCCGTGTGGCATCTGAAGCTTGACGATCTGAAGAGTCTGGATCTTAGCGTTCTTCCATTTTACATCGTTGGAAGGTGCGAAGAAGAGTACATTTGAGCAGTCTACTGTAGATGTTTCACCTTGAGATAGAACCTTTCTGACGAAAGTTAGCTTCAAGCAGTGTCTGTCAGTGCTAGAGTCTGGACCAGTCTCATCGAGAATGAATGCTTGATCTTCATCTCCATTAGAGTTTCCAGTGTAGACCTTGACCTCATCGAGAGTGTTCTGAAGAGCTGTAGGATCCTGTTTGTAGTCAATGACGCAGTTGATGAGATAGATACCTGCAGTCAGGTACATGCAGTTGCCATTCTCGATTCTCTCGATGAAAGCACCTTTGTAGTCTGGTGTAGTCGGAAGAGGAAGAATGTTGTACTCGATAGCTGGATCAAGATTCTCAGCTAGAGGACCATCCTGACCGAGCCAGTGCTGAGTGTCCATCAGAGATACAGCAGATCCAGATCCGCCTTTTCCAGGCATCACGTTGTATCTGCTCATCTGGAGAGATCCAAACTTGTTGTAGACGTATACGTCGTATGACTGCGATGGATCAGCTAGAACGACGTTAGCGCCGAGAGAATCAAGTGGAATTTGGAAAGGATGAAGATTGCCATTCCAGTCAGAATAGCAGTAGTACTTGTTTCTGGTGCCGTGAACGTAGCACTCGATCCAGCCACCCGTCAAAGGCTTTCCGTTCGTATTTATCAGCTGGAAAGCTGGATCAAGCAAATATGCAAGAGATAGTTCTTCTTGTTCGGTGACCATCGTTAACTCCTAACTATAGCAGCATCTGATGCTTTTTAGCGGCATCACATTGATGCATGGTTCTTTTCATCACAATAAATAGAGGCATCTTCTTAGAGGCTTTATGATTCTCTCAAATAAATACTATGCAGTGAAAACCGAAATGTGAGGTACACATGATAATTCCAAGATGGTCTAAGGTAAATCGAAAGAGACAGATCCAGATCTCATACAAGGATCCAAATTTCGTTCGATATTACGATCTAGACTTAGAAGATTTCACAGACATAGTGCTCAAGTTGAAGAGAAATGAGGATCTATCAGTATCAGAAAACTATCGCTATGGTCTCTACATAATGACTATGTGCATCATAGTTCAAGAAGGTCCAAAGTTCGTCATGAAGACTAAGGACGAGAAAGAGAAGATGATAGAGGTTCAGTACTATGAGCTTCTCACTAAGATACATACTTTTGATCCAGCACTAGGATCTATCTATTCATACTCGTACAAGATAGCTTGGAACGCTGGAATTCACTACTTCAAAGAGCTAATAAAGAAAGAGAAGAGAGAGAATAAAATTAAGAAACACTTAGATGAGTGTTATCAGGACTACATGAGTGAAATAACACAAGGAAAGAAAGAATCCGGAGGTACAGATGAGTGATACAAAGAGACAAGTGAACTTTATTCCAGCAGACAGAGGAGCCTGTGGATACTACAGAATGATCAAGCCAGCAGAGCTTCTCTATGACTATCCTGATGTAGATGTGACAATCTCAGAGCCTTCTGTGTACAGATTGCCGTCAAGAGATGTTCTCTTCGTTCAGAGACTGTTGAAAGAGGATCTGATGAAAGATTTCATCCAGTACAAAGGCAATACGAAGGTGATAGTTGACTTTGATGACGCTATCTTCGGCAAGAATGTAAAGATTCCTGAATACAACTACAAGTCAGATCAGATCGATGTGAATGTCATATCTTCCAATATGAGAAACTATCTCGACAAGCTAGCTGATCATGTCATAGTGAGCACAGAGCATCTCAAAGAAGTCGTGTCAGAGTACATCCCAAATGAGAGAATCACAGTCATTCCGAACTGTCTCAAGTACTCAGACTGGTACTTTCCTTATAAAGATGCACCGAGAGATCTATCGTTCTTCTTCGCTGGATCTGACACTCACTATCACGACAAGAAGAGAATGAGAGGAGACTTCAGTGACGCTTTGGTCAACTATCTCGAAGACAAGAGAGTCGGCGTTATGGGCACAAAGCCTCAATGTCTGATGAAGAGATACATGGCTTATCCACCAGTCAACATGTTCAAGTATGCTCCTTACTTCTATCAGTACGCTGGACAGTACAGATTCATCATCGCTCCACTTGAAGAGAATGAATTCAACAAGAGCAAATCTGATCTGAAGTATCTCGAATCATGCGCTGTCGGAAGAGTATGTCTATGTACTGATTTTCCAGGCTCTCCTTATGAGAATGCTCATCCTCTTCAGAAGATTCCATTTGGTGCATCTGAAAAAGAGATCAAAGACATAGTGAGAGTAGCTGATCAGAACTATAATGAGATTCTCAAGTATCAGTACAAGTACCTACAAGGAAGATGGTTGGACAATCACCTCATTGACTATCTCAACGTACTCAATAAAGTGTAACGTAAAGTAAAGTATAGGTTACATAAGCGATAGCTTCTCTATAAGGTTGAGATTTAACTTGCAAACTAATATATCTTATCTTTATCATATTATATTCTTTGTCAGAATAAATCTCAACCTCTACACAAAGAAAGAGCTGGATTCATCGTCCAGCTCTTTTTAATTGAGGTACACAGTTTGATGAGATCTATCTCATTAGCGAAAGGTGCCTTAGTGAGCGACCAAGTTAGCCGTAGCATCCTTGACGAGCACGTAAGAGCAGACTCTCGGTTCTACCGTACCAGCGACAGCTGCGATAGCGTATCTGGTAACGTTTGTGCCCTTGAGCACATCCACTGCACGACCCGTGTGCATCGTGATTCCCTGAGGAGAGGTAACTCTGCTGTCTGCGTTAGACCAGTCGAGCTCCGGAAGAGTGTCGAATTCGAAAGCGCCCTTACAACGGAAGATGCCCGGGAAGTAAGTACCAGCAGTGATCGTGTTGACGAGCTTCTTAGAGTTGAAGCTAGTAGCAGCGAGTGCATCACCATCAGCATCACAGAGTTCCTTAGTTCCTTCACCAGAGAGATCCGAGTGACGAACCTTTACGACGCCACCTTCAGCCTTCTCGACTGCGATGAATGCCTTGAGAGCAGAAGTCTTCTCACCAACGAGGTCAGTTGCATAGACTTCCTCAACGAAGATCGGAGTGCCCTTCGGAATGTCCTGAGTTACGCCGCTGAGCTTGATGTAGTCGAAGCCAGTCGTGGTCGGTTCGAAGCCAGTAACCGTAGCAGTTGCGAGTTCAGCAGCGAGGTTAGCGCTGATGATCACAGACGGCATACCTTGCTGAGCACGAACTTCAGCGGAAGCAACCGTACCCTTAAGGCCCTTCTGATACATCGGCTCAACGCCATTGGTCGGAGCGAATCCCTTACCAGTAGACTGCATGACAGATTCTACTGACGGATCCACGAATGCGAACTGAGCATCAGAGCTGATTGACTCAAGGAAGTTAGAAGCCTTGAACAGCGGCATCCAACCCTGACCGACGAATGCAGTGTTCTGCTTACCGATTTCGTTCTTGAGAACCTTCTTGACGAGACCCTTAGCGATCTTTTCGCCCTGAGGAATAGCAACTTCTTTGTCCCAATTGACATCAGTTACCTTCTCAAGGAAGTTCGTCTTGATAGCGACGTTACCAATCTCGATGTTGAGGTTGACCTTTCTCTCAGTCAGATCAGAAGCGCCCTTTCCGCCTTCTGCAGAACCTTCGGAAATGTCCATGCCTTCCTGGAATTCTCCAGCATCACGGATCACGAATTCATAAGACTGACCATTGCGCTTGCCAACGAGCTGATCCTGAAGACGAGAATCAGAACCTACAGTGAGGAACGGAGCTGCTTCAGCAGAACGAATAAGAACGAGCTCGGTTTTCTTGTTTGGACTAAATGTATTTGCCATGATAAATTCTCCTTAGAATTTTCTTTTTATCGACCACTCGGATGGCTTCTGAGATAGTCGTTTATGTCTGCCATGCTCGTGAAGAGACTGTTGTTAGTTCCTCCGTTAGAGCCGGCAGTTACCTGATGACCTAGAATAGGTACTGTACCCGTAGGTACTTGATTTTGTGGCTGTGATGCCACTTGTGCCGGATTCTGTGCTGGAGCTGGATTCTGTTTTGACTTGTACCAGTTTTCCAGAATTTCATCTGACACTTTAGCGATTGATCTGTGGAGAGTGTAAGGATCCTTGCTTCTGAAGAGCCAATCAATCATCTGCTTGTTCTTCTGAGGCTGGAGGAGTTCTCTTAGAACTACTGGATAGTCACGAAGAGTGTCTAGATAGCGAATGATGACGCCTTGCGGATCATCCTGCAACAGCTTCTTAGTGAGTTCTCCACCGATAGTCTGTCGGAGATTCTCATATTCCTGTCTCTCTGTCGGATCTGTGAAACAACGCTCTGTAGCTTCTCCGTCGATCTCAATGTCCATCTGTCTACGCTCTTCAATAGACTGATTTGTCAGATTCTGAATCTGGTTCTCCAGATCTTTCTGACCATCTCTGTAACGAAGATATGCCTCAACGTTCTGAGTGCCATCTTCATTCTTGAAGTGCCTCAACTCAAGACCTTGTCTCTTTTCGAGTTCAGCTCTGAGCTTCTTGATCTCAGCTTCTTGTTCAGCTATCTTAGACTTAGCTTCCTTCAGCTTCTCATTCTTTCGAGCGAAGGCATAACTCTTCTGCTCTTCTTTGGTCGGCTTTGGATTCTTGTCGGATTTCTGTGAAGTTGGATCTTTCTTTTCAACGACCTTGTCTTCTGCTGGCTTTGGCTCATCACTTCCTTTGTCAGTGGACTTAGCCGGATCGCCATTTACCTTTTCTGGTTCAGCTGTTTCTTCAGGAGCCTTGGCGCTAGAATCTTCTGATTTAGTAGTCTCTTTCTCGGTTTCAACTGATGAGGTATCTTCCTTGACTTCCTCTACTTTGGCTGGTTCTTTTGTCTCTTTCTCTGGAGTCAGATACTTGAGAGCTTCTTCTGTTGACATGCTCACGGTTTGTCATTCCTTACCGAGGAAAATTGTCGAATCATATCGCCTCGTTCGTTATGATTCCTGTTCATTTCAATAATTAGAAGAGATTATTGAAAAAATGAAAGAAACTCTCATTTTTCTGATGAGAGTTTTTTGTTTATCTGTTGGTTCTGTAGTGAGAATCGAAGAACTTCTCCATTGAAGGAGAATCTACGAATTCAGCTACTTGATACGGCTCTTGTGCAGCTACTGGATAGGAGTTTCCTCTACCTGTCAGAATCACCATCATCTTTGTGTTAGGATCGTAGTTGATGCCGTTGATCCAAGAAGATGACTGAGAGACTGGCTTTCTAGGAATCTCATCGTCCCAATAGCGAGGAAGAGAGGCTTCATGTTCCATAGCTTGCTGTTCAAGAATAGACATGAGATACTGCTTCTCTGGTCCTTCTGGCATAGCAGCTACAGTGTAGTAGCCAGGCTGATTTCGAACATCGAGTGCTTCTGCATGTTCAATCTCAGTCTGACGGTTCACTGCATCTCTGTCACCAGACTTCAGAGCATTGTTGCCTAGTCCTTTGCCTTGAATGACATCGAAGTGCATATCTTATACCTCCGGATTCTGAACTGGCATTGTCTTGTCAAGCATCTGTTGAGCGCCATCGATGAATGCTTCAGTTACTTTCTCCTGAGCCTTCATATCAGCTTCAGCAGCCTTGATAGTGACTTCCTGTTCTTTGAGAATGCTGTTCTCTTCATTCTTGATAGCGTCGTTCTGGATCTTAGCAGTCTCTATAGCTACCTTGTCCTTCTCAGATACGATGAACTTGTTCCAGTCTTGCTGTCTCTGTTCTCTGTTGTTGAGCATAGACATCTGAGCCATAGTGAGCTGATTTCTGAGATCTTCGCATTCAGCTTGTTTCTTCTCGAGTTCCATCATCGTCTCGTCCATAGCGAACTTCATCTGGTTGAGCTGATGGATAGCAGCAGGATCAACTTCGTCTGATACGAACTTGACATCAGGCGGTAGGTTAGCTACGATGTTGCGAGACAGATCCTTGCCAATGTCGTTCTTGAGAGTGTCTGCGAAGTACTTGGCTAGAATCGGCTTCATGTTGTCAGGCATGATCGTTGCGAGAGCAGAGAGTTCCTGTCTGTTCTTCATCTGTCGAGTGATGATAGAAGGACCATTCTCTAGCGTGAACTTGAGATCCTGACCACCGTTTATCATCTGAATGACGATCTTAGCGATAGTTCTCATTGCAGAGTAAGCATGATTGTAGTAGTTGGCAGTGTTAGACTCTTTAGAAGTCTCTTGACGGAGAATCTCAGTTGCAGTTCTCTCACGCTGGTCGATAATGCCAGTTAGAGGAATGCCGAGAGTGTCTTCCATTAGAGTTCTGCATGTTGAGATAGTGTTCTGAAGATCACCAGTCTCGAATGCTTCTGTCAAGAGCTTAGGCTCATGCTCACCTTTCCAGAGATATGCGACAGTGTCATCTTGGTTGATAGCTGCTAGCTGTCTCTCTAGGCCATCTACTGCATCTACATGAGCCATTACGTTAGGCTTTGCAGATCTTCCGACTCTTTCGATGAGAGTTGAGTAAGCGATGTTAGCGCCAAGCTCAAGAGACATCGTCTGACGGATGATGCCGTTGAAGTTTATCTCATTGTCCTCATAGACTTCGTTACCAGCGAATCTGATAATCGGAATGATCTTGATAGGAAGTGTGAGATTCTGAACGATCTTGTCGCCGACGATCTTGTAGTAGTCAACAAATCCTTGATCGTTCTTCACATAGTAAGTGACCTCAGCTACGCAGTTCTGAGGAATCTTCCACTGGCACTCGTAAGCGAACGAGATAGTGCACTGCTGTTCTGGATAGGCGAACGGAACGACATCATCACCATAGAGTCTCTTAGACTTCTTGATAGGAATGTAG